GGAGTAATCTTAGGTTCCTCGCCCTTATCTTTGGAAATCGCCAACTTAAACCCTCTTGGAGCGCCTGCCATAATCGCAGCCTGCTCAATAATCTTGAGCATGTTCTTGACCCCGATTGCTTGGTGAAGATCCGGTTGACCGGCGATCACTCCCAAGGTTTGGAACAGAACCTGAGCAATAGCTGATTCATTTGGTTTCTGTGGACCTTCATTAGCACGAGCGAAATGTTCAAGAGCCAGATCGGATTTATTACCTTTAACCCACAGTTTCTCAGTCGTTCTTTGTTCGATAGTAAACCCGAGTTCATCAAGGTGCTGTTCCACGTTCTCAATATCAGAGGATACCCGAGCCGAAACCTTCCTATCTCCGTACGCTTTCCAGCCTTGATAAAGCTGTCGTTTCCAAGCGTCGATTCCTTCATCTACGGACGCGGAAGTAAGAGCGCGTCGGGAGGCGCTGGCCTTCCCGGTCCTAATCACTTCTTCTTTGCTCTGCTGATGAGTCGCAGCAGCTCCAGCTTCTTGAGAGGCTATCCCAAGAACCCGGTCCATCATGTTCAGGACAACTCCGATTAACTGGTAGAGTTCCTGAATACTAGCTTTGGTAAGCTGAACAGGAATGAAAGCCCGGTTAATGTCAGTCCCAGCCATCTTCCTTTTAAGCGAGTCAAACGAGATAAAATTGGTTGAGCGATACTTAGCCTCTCCACTGTTCTGAAGCTTGGCGATATCCTCTTTGTCCACGATCTGGTTATCGTAGAAAATGACGTTCATTAAGTTCTGGCGAGCGGTCAGGCCCATTTGGGAAAGGATCATTCCGAGATGATCTTGATAAGGGATAAGTTCCAGACCGAGGGACGAATTAAGACCGGCCATTTCGTCGTAGTCGTACCCCATGAACCATGAAGGGGTGTAGGCGCATGGCTCAGCCCAAATAACAGTGTCATCCCCGGCCATGGTGAACTTATGCCAAACCGGGCAATCGTAGGTATCGACCAACTTCCCGTCCTTGTATCGGCCAAGGCCCCAATCTTTGGGAACTATCTTGGCGAACTGTTCCACGACGAATACGGAATGGTCTCGGTTCGCAGTGGTGTACTGCGCGGCTTTATCTTCTCTGTCTTTAGGTCGGTAGCTACTGATTGGGAACCCGGCCCTACACGGAAAGAGTTCATCAAAGTATTTCCCTGCTCCTGGGTGTTGAAACCAATTCGTTCCAGCGAAAATACTCTGCCTATTCCATAACATCCGATCATCGAAAATGTCTCCATAAGATTTAATATGCCAGTAACCGATAAATTCTGTACCAGTATCAGTGTTCAAACTGGTCAACGGATACCGTAGATCGTAGAAAAACTTGGTTGGGTGAGGGTGGGTGTATCTCAACCCTTCTTTTACCGTGAACCGCTTATCGGTAACTGATCCGTCCTCGTTATCACGTTCACGTCTTTGTTCCTCACAGTACCATTCCTCTCTTGGGAAGGTCAGCATAATCCCGTACTTGAGCATCTGTTGAATGGACTGTTTTAGAACCGAGGAGTAACCAAGGTTGGTGGACATTACCTCCACCGTGTCGGTTAGAATCTCACACAGAGCACGGTTACGTGAACTTTCCTTTAACGGATTGTAGGGAAGGAGCGGGGAAGTGTTCCGTTCATTGAAAATCTGCCCAAGAACGTTGGCGACGTACGCTTTAACAATCGGAATGTAGATTTGGAAAAAGACCGGGGGGTTTAACAACTTCTGGACTTGTCCATTCGCTCCGGGAATATCAAGGAAAAGTTCGGACTCAGACAATCCCCAATCTTTCAAAGCCTGCAAGGTGCCAGCCGCGTCTAGCCGTTTGGAAAGGATATTCTGAACCAGTGTAGGAGTGGTTTGATTGAACGGAACCTCGTAGGCTAGATCCACAGCGGCGTACGCTCGCCACTCAGCAAGGCTCATTTCAATCCCGTTACGGTTACGGTCAGCTAGAAGATCGACCAACTTACGGATCTTGGTTGGGTATTTGGCTCTGTCCCCGTCAAAGATTTTCTTATAGGAGCCGCTGGAAATGCCTCTCCTTTTAAGGAGGCTCATGTCAATCGCCATGGGATGCCTCCATTACTTTATCGCGCCAATCCACGTTTAAGTTTCCAGATTGGCTATCGCTGGATTGGAATAACGTTTCTTGGGTGCGGGCTGTTCTTCCTCCTCCGCTTCCTCTTTAGGAGTGGCTTCTAGCACCTCGAACTCGCCCGGGGAGATTTGCCTAACCTTGACCTCTACCGTGTATTCCTCGCCGTCATCCCAGTTGCCGATAGTGTCAGCCCATGCGTCATTAGTGGGGTCTAACGATAGCCGGTTCTCTACCGCGCCCGGTTCGTCGATAGCTTCAGAAGCATTGCCAGTTTGATACCCAGGACCAGATTCCTTCATAAAATTTAAGTGCAAACGCCGGACTTATGAATTACTAGTAGGTTACACAGTCTAGTTAGACAAGAGCAAATATGGCCATTAGTAAGACCGGCGAATGGTCCCCAGACCTTTTCCCTAAGCAGTTAGAAGCTCTTTCCTATTGCCAACCTAGTAAAAGAAACTTCATTTTACTCAACGGGCCTCGTTGGGCTTCCAAAACTTGGCTCGCGCACGCCGCAGCGATTCAACATGCTTGGGAGACTGACAGAGCTGATATTTGCATCCTAACCTTCACCCAATCGTTAGGTATAGATTCTGGAGTTTGGCAGCACCTTACAGAGATATTCCTTCCCGAATGGATAGGGGGAGAGGATCAAGACGGTAACTCGTTCGGGGGCAGGTTCGGAATGGAGTGGGCGAGAAAGCCCTACATTCAGGGCGTAACCAAAAAGCCGTCATGCTCTATCATTAACAAGTTCGGGACCATTTCAAAGTTCTCCCTGCAATCACTTAGGGTCGAAGCTGACGTTGAAAGGCTGTACAAAAGTAAAGCGTATTCGATGATCTGGGTCAACGAGTTGAGCAAGTTCAAGGACCGAAAAACGTTTGATACCCTGAAGCAGTGCTTACGAATGCCGCATTTAAAAACCGAGCAGCATTTATTTCTCGCAGATACAAACCCAGACTTGGAACTAGGCACAGCCTCTCCATGGTATCAGCTTTGGTACGGTCTGCTCGGGAATGATGATTGCCCGCCTGAGTTGAAGCCGTTGCAAAACTCGCTTCGCCTTATCGAGTTCACGATTGACGACAACCTCGCTCTGACTGACGAAAAGAAGGCCCAGCTTCGCGCAGACTTCTCACATGACCCAGACCTACTCGCCGCTTATTACTACGGGAAATGGGTTACAGCCTCACAAGACGCGCTTTTCTACGGAGTGTTCAAGCCCAACATTCACGTAGTCGGAGATTATGAAACCCCAGCGATACCCGATCCTGATATTTTGGTTCCAGATGATAACTGCATTGAACTCACATGCGGCCTAGACCCGGGTGCTCGGAACTGCGCTGCTGCATTCTTAGAAAAGATCACGCTGAAACGAGATGGCAGGGACGTTCCAGCATTCAAATGGATCGATGAACTGGTCATTGTCGGGCAGGATTTTGAGCTTTCCGACTTTGTTGAGGAACTTGTTCGCAAGATGGAATTCTGGGAAACCGTTCTTGGCAGGAAAGTGAACTGGAGGTGGTGGTCTGACCGAAGCGTGTTCGATATGAAGGTGCCGTTTGCCGGAGATTTATACTGGCACAACTTCATTTATGATTTAAGCGGTGGGAAAATTGTTTGCATGGCGGCAGAGCGCGGGAGGGGAAGTGTTGCGACCAGGGTTGATCTGTTCAGAAAGATTTTATGGGAGGACCGGATCAGGATTTCTGCAAACAAGTGCCCGCACGGAATTCAGATGATTAAAAGTATTCGCAGGGGGAAAACGCTGGGTGCTGTCATTGACAGGGCGAGCCAGTGGAAGCACTCGTTTGATAGTGTGAGCTATCCGATAACTTCAGAATGCTGTGATGAGTTAAAAAAATCGGTGATTGTGAATTATAAAAAGAAATCCGAGATGACTTCCGGCCTGCTTCAAGTTGCCATGTGATGACTTACTCCCGGTGGAAATTCGCCCGCGCCTTGCTCATAGCTGCTTTGTTCAGTGATTTATCCACTATCGAACCCTATCGCCGTGCGTGGAGAGCATTAAAGGCTATTCTTGGACGATTGGATGTGGGCGAGAAATGTTCACCGGAAAAGTCCGAGGCTAGAATGAGGTGTTGTGAAGGGTGCAGCGTTTACTCTCATAGATTCCAAACATGCGGTTCTCCGTTGGACTCCAAGACCAAAGGATTGGGGTGCTTCTGTTACCTACCTGTTATAGCTCAAATCGAATCTCATACGTGTTGGCTGGACCAAGAGGGGCTAGGTGATGTGTGGGGTTGGTCTAAGATCGTAGATAAACACTTGCCAACCTCCTAGACCTTAGCGTAGGTTCGCATTGCCATTTCCGGCTGGCTCAGATAATTGAGCTTAACTTTCCTATTTCCGGCTGAACCGGGCCAAGCCCGATCCATTGTCACCGTTAGCCTTGCCCGTGTGGACCAGCCCGGTCCTACGGGCCAGGGCGACAATCTATTACATTTATGGGAACACCAGTAACTGACAGCTACGGTGCGTACGCGCCTCAGATCAATTCAGCTAGTGTGGGTGGGAAATATACCACCGAGACTATCGCGGGAATACCACAGTTTGAGAACGGTAAACAATTCACCACCAAAGCTGGGACGATACAGAATTTCGAGGCGTTCAACTCCAGTAATGATGAAGTGTACGTAGCCGTTTACGACAGTGAAGACGGGGACAATCCTGATTCCGGGGATAGAGTCCTGAACGTAACCACCCTTCCAGCTAAAGGGTTTGAATCCATGTTTGACGACGAGATCGAGTTCAATCGTGGACTCTACGCCAAGGCGTTCACCGATCCCGGCCTAACCACCCCAGCGGGGGACGTTATGTCGTACTACGCGAAGTGGACTTTTTAAGTTTATGCACAGACTTATACTGCCATTTTTACTACTGACCCTAGCCCTTCCCGCCATGGGCGGGGTGATTGTCGGTCCAGCGCGTGGCGGGGGAGTTGCCGTCACCCCGGGTTCGGGAATAACAATGAGCACTAATGGGGCTGGAACATTGGTTACAATCAGCGGTGGCGGTGGCGGTCCTCAACTCTGGTACACCAACGCATCTGATGGTTCGATAATGAACACGAACCAATCCCTAGGCAAAGTATCCATAGCTGGGACTAATGCGGTGATTACGGCGGATACAGGGCCACATGCTTTGGATTGGCTGTTCGTAGTGCGAACTAATGGAACATCCGATTTCTGGCTGAGGTCTGACGGGAGTAGCTTCATTGGTCCAAGGGTATTTGATGACGTTACGGCAGATGACTTTAGTGTTTTACGCCCGTTTCATGCAGTAACAATGACAGATAGCAACGGTCCAAACAGAATTTTCCTTTCTGGAATCGCAGAAAATAGCGGTGATGCTCTTTTGTATCAGGGTAATTTTTCATTACAGGCTTTAGCAAACCCGGATACTTCGGCGGGGATTCTTAGGCTAAGGGGCGACCTGACAAATGGGCGGTCTGACTTGGTATTTATCAAAGCAGACCCTGGCGGACCTGATGGAAGCATTTTTTTGATAGAAACCAACGGCATAGATGTTTTTTGGGTAGTTGGTGACGGAAATATCAGAAGGATACGTAATGTACCGTATGAATGGCCAAGGACCAACGGAGCGGCAGGAAAAGCCTTAACCACAGACGGGGGTTCCCCTCAGCAATTGTACTGGGACACATTCGCGTCTCCTTCTTCGGTTACTCAAGCTATCAACAACAATGCCCGTATCGGTCCCGGCACACTTAATTTCATACCCAGATTCCTGAACCCAACCAACGTCACAGATTCAAGGGTTCATCAGGTAGAGACAAACCAATGGAACTGGAATGTAAGGACCAACTATGGTGCAAATACCAACTCGTGGACCAATCGAATCTATTCGTCCTTTACCAGCACAAATCTTTTTCACGCCGTTGATTATGTTATCAATGAACCGGGTGCAAATAAGTACAATGGAATCTTCCCTGTGCGCGGTTCAGGTGATACCACATTGGCGCAAAACAAATTCAGACTGTACGACTCATGGGACGTAAACGGAGTAGGCCAAGGAACCGCTCCCGATTCAGCGGGGGATTGGCTTCCTGTTACTGACGGGTTTCAAAGTATTGGCAATGGATCAAAACGACCCAAGGACGTTTTTATCAGTCGATGTTACATAGCAACCCCAAGAGACGATTCTATCATATTCGGAGACGGCTATCAGGGTCATGGATTCGGAGTAAGTAGTGCCGGATCTTTGTACTTCACCGGACCAAGCCTTGCCGGGATTCAGTTCAACCAATCCGGTCTTTTAGGCGCGGCACAACTTGATATTGGACAGTATGGTGTCGGGTTTGGAGCTGCTGGCAGCAACGTCTTAGCCTCTATCAGATACGGCGCAACCGCTGGTTTGATTGCAGTAGGCACAAACTCGGCTGTGAATGCGCCAACCTCCGTGGGAGTGATCAGTGCCAATGCCAGCGGGTCCGATCATGGTAGCCCTGATTTTATATCTGGATCTGGTGCAAGCACAGGAACTGGGACCAACGGAAGCTGGAGGGTGCAAACTTCTGAGAAGGCTAACGCTACTTCGTCCACAGCTAATACCGCTACAAGGAAGGACCGGATATTTGTTATCGCGGACCCGATTGTATTAACAACCAACTCAGCCACTGTGGTTTTTAACGCCACGATCCCGACTGCGCTTCGAGGATTTGGCGGGACAGTATTTGCACACACTGAGATTGAGAATGGTGTGGATATTGCGACCACGGATGACACATTTACAATATCAGCTAATAGAAAGGGTTCGACTGTGGTGGCTGGGGCGATTAGCACTGTGCAAACCGCCAGCAGCACATCGGGTGGTTCTGCCGCTATAGCCAATACTTGGACGCTGGTAGCCAACGCTCAAAGCGTGGACCTGAAGGTGACTTGCGTTACGTCTGGGATTCTTTCAACCAATTCAACCTGTCGAGTAACCTTTATACCAAACTCCAGCGCAGTCCCGGTCATAACGCACCCGTGATGATTAAAAAATTTACTTTATTATCTCTGTGTTTGGTTCTTTTTACTGCTGCTAAACCGGGCGGCGGC